GGGCCTACTTGACGAACGGAAATATCTGTGCTTTTTGCCATTTTAAGACCTCTTTAAGTTACCGGTTAAACAATTACTTTCTCAGTATCATAAGTATAACACCAATCTGCTCAGTTGTCAACCTACGATTTTCACATAGTTCAACTGTGTTGTTTTATTGCCACGCTGTGTTTTCACCTTGCCTTTGATACGGATTGTACCTTCCAGCTCTTTGCCGAACCAGAAGTCCACGAAGCTCTCACCCATGCGGGCCGTGATCTTGTGCTTGTTATAGTCAGGGTTGAAGCGGGCGCTGATCACAGTGATGTCACCCACGATGGAATCCCCCACAGCACCCTGCAGCTGTTCCGAGGTGTAGATCTCGCGTTTGAGTTCGCTGTTGGCAACNTCACGCACAGCCACAGAAGGCAAGCATGAGATCACAGCAAAGTCGTAGATATCACGCCCCGTGAACTCTTCCTTGGCTGCAAGTTGCATGGCCGTGGTCTGGAACTCATTGAGTCGGCCTGCGATGGCCAGGAATGTGTAGCTTTTGAAATGGTTACGAGCAGTCTGCCCCGCAGCAATGTCTGCAGCAGTGATCTGGGAGTAGTCCTCGTCACGCAACCAACCTTTGACCAAGCCTTGTTGGCAGTCTTGATCTTGACGCCGGCTTCAGCTGTATCCCATTGATCTTCTTTGAAGTAGCCCTCGTTGATACGCTGCGCAGCAGCAGCACAACCCCAGACTTGATCAGCAGTGAATTTCATTGTCGCTCCTTGCTTGTTCATGTGTGTATTATAACACTATGTATCCAATCTGTCAACCTCTTTTGGAGAGTGCCGGCCAAAAGAAAAGGCTGTTGTATTTCTACAACAGCCCCAAAGAATCCTACCCCGGGAGCGAATCGGTATCAGTTTCGTTTGATTTAAACTCTATTAAAGAGTGATGCCCATTGCCTTGGCTTTGTAACCAAGTGCAACGATTTCACGGCTTGGTTGGCCCATCACGTACTCAGTGATGGTAACACCATTGCCAGCGGTACGGATGTTTGAATAAACAGCATAACCACCTTGCTTGATGCGGCTGACTTCTGCTGACAGGTTGCCTACACCCATTTTACGAGCTTGAGCTGCTGTAAGAGCTGCACCGTTGTACAGTGCTGTGAAGACTTTGAAAGTCTTGGTTTCTGGATTGAATCTCTTCATTTTTAAGTTTCCTTGTTGTGGCTGTTTCCTAACAGCGTCTTATTATAATAACACCAGCTGTTCACTAATGCAACCTTAATCTTTCCGTTTCACTGTGACATTTGCTCGAAAGAACACACCCATGATCACCACAGCACACCATGTCCAAAATGTGAACTGGATGGCCAGTAGGGGGAACAAGGTGTTCAGGCTCCAAATAACCAGCCAGGGTCCAATGGCCAACAGGACTAGGATCAGTGCTATGGCCAGGGTGACTTTTACGATGCTATCAAACATTATCAATCTCCTCGATTTCTTGTTGGCGTTTCAGCGCCGCCAATTCTTTGTCAATCAACTTCTCCATCTTCTTGGCACCCGTGTTGCTGGATCCCTTCTTGTACATCTGATGGTAATGCTCTGCACAATAGCTCTTGCCTGCTAGGCTCTTCTGCCCGCACATCTTGAAGGGCCACTTGGTCTGTTCTGACCCTATGTATTGGCACTCACTCATATTAGGCCATGCCCTTCATAACAGTGACTCGAGCCATGTTCTGCCAGTTAGCAGGGAAGCTCTTCTTCAAGTCTGCACACTTCAAAACAGTACGCAGGCTCAGCTCTCGCATGTGGCTACGGTTCTCGAGGATGAAGTTAACAATCTCATCCTTGGCTGTGTCCTCAAGCTCATAGCTATCCAACATGCCGTCTTTGACGATCTGCTTGATACGCAGGACCTTCTCACGGTCTGTGTCCATGCGCAGATCAATGTAGTGGCAACGACTCTCAAGTGCGGCAAGGTGATCCTGTAGCTTCTTAGAGCGCACATTCTCAAACTTCAAGTTGGTGATAAAGATAGCACCACCCTTGAAATCAAACTTGTCTGGCACTCCTTCGCTACGCAACACACGGCTGTCAGTGTTCCAAGAAATGGTACGCTTCTTTGAAGTGTCCAGGGCCGCTTTGAGAATGTTAAGTGCAACATCGTCTAACAGAATGCTGTCACAGTCATCAAACACAATGATGTTCTTGGGATCACTGAACTTGTAGAGTTTGGAGTAGAGTCCAATTGCTGACATTGCACCCTTGACGATCTCATACTTGGGCTTGCGTTGCCCCATGAGATCAAACAAGTCATCTTTGGCAAGTACTTCTTCAACACCAAAGCTCTTGCCCACACCCGGAGGGCCTGTGACAATCATAGCACGAACGTCACCAGTTTTCACTGCTTTGGTCATGTCCTTGAGGATCTCAAAACGCAGTCTAGTACGCTCGATGATCTGCTCATCAGTTTCGTCTGCAACAGTACTGTCACACACTTTGTCCTGTGTGAAGTCTGTGACTGTGGCATCGTTCTTGCCAGCTTTCACAGGCTTGTTCAGAGCCTGCAACATGGTAACTCCTGCTGGAGCTCCTGCAGTTGCTTGGATGTCACTTTGGTTGCAGAACACCTTACAGGTCTCGCCGGCACCTTTGATGTTGTAGCCTGAACGGGCTTTGATGTAGCCTTCCCAACCGTTGCGGGCTTCTGTGACAAAGTCCCCAACCATGTCCAGCTCAATGCCTGGAAAGATCTGATTGCTTTTGGCACCGTACTGGCCTTGTGCTAGTGTAATACGCATGGATTTCGCTCCTGTGTGTGTTGTTAACATAGTATCTATTATGCACTCATTTAGGGATCTTGTCAACCCCTATTTGAATAACACTTCCGCTATCTGGGTTTCTGTTGTTTCTGCAGTCAATTGCTCAATAGTGTTGGCAGCAAGAGCATCTGCTAGGGGCGTCAACCCATTCATGACCAATCCCTTGGCCTCATAGATGCAGCCCGCGTACCATTCACCATCACGCATGATATAGTAGTACTCACCCCCGCAGTTGTNNACCTGTTCAAGGAACTCTTCAAATGAGTGCGCAACCTGCCAGCTGACATCTGTTTCGCCACGGTCGCTGTAGAAGTTCATGCCCTCGAGGGAGTTCTGAACTCCACTGTTGTCTCCAAGTGCCACCAACTGGTTGGCCAGTGCTGAGTCGTAGTTGTCAAGCAGCAGCTTGCCTGTGTACTCTAGATAGCCATCATAGTGGCAATAGACACTCTTGCATGTTGAGCCATGCATGACTCCTACTCTTGATCGTGTACCCATTATGCAATCTCCGTTTCGTATTCGTAGAACTTGACTTCTGGATCGTACTTCTTAAGTTGCTTTGCGGCAGTCATTAACTCTTTGTAACGACGTTGTACCTCTGCACGGGGCAGCTCTCCATCGCATGTGAGGTTCTCTGGGCTTAGGGCTGAATCGATCATGTCTGCTACAGCCTGACGGTCCTTGGCACTATTAAGACTGTACTGGGGACCCTTGAAGAATGAGTTCCAGTGATTCTTGTCTTTTAAAAACTTCTCTAATGCTTTCATAGTTCGCTCCTATGTTTGTTAGTGTAAGTGTGTATTATAGCATCAATCTTCTAGGCTGTCAACCGGAGCCATCATACGTGCTCCGTCAGCCATGAACCGATCAAACACCCTAAGGGTATCTGCGTCGAACTCATGTCTGTTGACCTTCATGTAGAACAGGCCCACTAGTAGATCGCCGTTGCCATGCTGTCGTGCAGTGCTAACCAATTCGTCGTACATATCAATCTCCTCTACAGTCTGTGTTCAGCACAGGCTTCAGTGCCCTGCGCAATTCTACTTCTCTCTTGTGCGCAACAGCTTTGCCACGCAGGGTCTCATGAACTAGTACTTCTATCTCGCTTTTGTCGTTTAAAGAGCGCAGGGCCCGGCAAAGCAGCCAGTCCTTGTTCTCCCGCTTGGCACGATAGAAGTGCTTGGCCGCTCTAGCAAGAACGCTCTTGTTGATAGTTGTCTCTGTTTTGGCAGTGACTCCTATGTAAGAGAGGCCGTTGACACGTAGCTCATAGATGATATGAGTACGATCGACTCGCTTTTTACGGGTGGGCTTTTCTAAGTTCATGTTATAATTATAGCACCTTTTCACCAAAGTGTCAACCAAAAGATAAAGCCCGTACGGGCTCTAGGGTTATGCGTGTTGCATGTACGTGTTAATGAACAGCTCCCCCACATCGCAGCTAACATAAGTGTCTCCCTGCATGCCCTGCTCGCTGTAGCTGACATCGCTGGCATCNAAGCCCATGCTAGTTAACAACTCTTTAAGCTCTGTCATAAACTGTTTGTCTGTGTATATAAGACCCAGCTTGTTGACATCCCAGCTTGCTGCTGTAAAACGCACCCGCAGCTCGCCGAAGTCCAGCTCATCGTTTGTGTAGCTTAGTTGCAGTGCCGTAATCTCTACAGCAGCTTTAGTGCTGCTCCAGTAGCCCGTGCCGTTTGTGTGCAGTGTTGCGTTAACTTTGATCATTCATTGCTCCTGTTAAAAACGTATTATAGCACACACTCGCCAAAATGTCAAGTGTGTTGCACAATGACCCTTAGGCTGTGTGGGTCTCTACAAATTGCATGAGCTCCTCGTAGGTGCTCTCGTACGCACACGCGATCTCGTCGTCGATCTCGTCTGTCTCTAAGTTGTCTCCCACGTACTTAACGGCCTCTACAAGTGTAAAGCCCGTGTCTCTGCAATAGTTTGCAAATACTACTAAATGATGTCTTGACATGTGTTTCCTTGTTAAAAACGTATTATAGCAGCTTAGACCCATTCTGTCAACCAAAAGGGAAAAGACCCTAGAGGGCCCAGGGTTATTTGACGTGATCCTCTATGAGCTGCGACAATGCAGCAACAGCGTCTTGCGCGGCCTCGTCATCTAAGTCTGTGTGCTGCTGTAGCTGTGCAAGTGCAGCATAGAACTTTTGCTGTAGTTCGGTCATACATGTCCTTTGTTAAAACACTATTATAGCACACTAGAGCATTTTGGACAACCAAAGACCCTGAAGCCTGGAGGGTTCCTGGGTTTCTCATCGCTCTCTCGCTCGCGGCTACATGGTGATCCAGAACCCCGCAGCTATCGCGAGCGCAGCAGCAGCGACCCAAACCAGCAGCTGTTCCCCGGGCCATAGCTCGCGGTACCAACGTTTGAATCCATCAAAGGGATCCATGGGGTTCGGATGTTTGTACACTGTGATTCCCTCTGCTGTAGCATCTGCTGCTAGGTTGCATATGCTGCTGTTACGTAATGGTCCGGCCACCAGGAATCGAACCTGGATCAGCAGCTTAGAAGGCTGCTGCACTATCCATTGTGCTATGGCCAGCTGTGTGGTGGGCCCCCCGTGAGTCGAACACGGCACCAATGGATTATGAGTCCACTGCTCTAACCAACATGAGCTAGGGGCCCGTTGACTGTTACTTGATGTCCTCTTCTGCTGCTTGACGAACTCCCACAGCTACAAACCTGTGTAGATCCTCCATGCGTTCCTGGAAGATGCTGGGACAACGTTCAGCAGCCTGTTTCATATCGTAGGCTGAGGGATAATGCCTAAGTAGACTCCTTGCCCGCGCCTTGATCTCTTTGGGAACTCTGGGTGTGTTAAGGATGTCTGTAAGGAAATTAGTGGTCTGTACCACAGCACGGTATCTCTCATCTGGTAATGTCATAGGTGTCCTATTTGATAATTGCATGGGATCTCTGCTTCTAGACAACGCTCTCTTCTTCTGCATGTGTATATTATACTATGATTCTGGTTGTGTGTCAAGTCTTTTTGGGTGTTTTAGTATATACAGCAGCGGGGCCTATGTCAACAGATCACTGTGCTCAAGCGTTATTAGTATATGAACAGACAATTCTATCTCAGTGTAAGAGAAAGCTGGCAACAGTGCGGTAACATGGACCTTGTGGCACGTAGACTACACGTTGATTATCACACTGTGTATCACATCATACACACATACTACAAGCTAGTATAAGCTAGTGTCCAGCATGATCTCACCATAACCCCTGCAGCGGGGCCACTGTGCGAGGTGAGTTTTACAGTTGATCACGCTGATCATATGGTGGAAATGGTTCATTTTAGACTGATCACACGGTAGAATC